GAATAAAAAAGAGTGCCGTTTTATCCCATGTCTTAAAATGCGAATTGCGATAACATAAGCGATATTATAAATGTCCTCTTCGGCCTTTTTCCCGGTCTTGCTGCGTCCTGATTTTGTTAAGCCATGTATTCCTTTTGCGCGGACCCAGTCAATTAAATTCATAAGAAGATCATGACCTGTTCCCGGGTTTTTACCTTTGGCCCTGAATTGTGCTGCATAGGTTTTCCAGTCGGCCGGTAGTGTTGAAACATATTGTGCGGCATAACGTCCCGTTCCAAATTCAATAAAAGGCGCATAAAAGGCATTGACTGTAATATGCTTTTCCAATAGTTTGGAATTATCGGGATTAATGGAAGCGCGTAAACCACCTAAATTAACCGGTGCCAGGTCTTTTGCTGTTGTGGCGATATCTTTTGCGTTTTCGTTTAATACTTCATCGACCCTTTCAGCTAAAACCTTTTCCATCAACTTTAGTTTTTCGACGCCTTTTATTATTTCAGCAATATCTATTGTGATCGAATTAGCCATAAACTATAACTTTATTATTTTGCTCCAGTGCCGGAATTAATCTTGTAAATACATACCTGAAACCACCGATTAAAATAGTGCTCTCAAATACCTGGTCGGGTATTGCGCCCTGATTTGCCAGTGCATTAAACCAGGTATCTTTTTGAGTAAATGTTGCCGGGTATTTCAGCACTAAATAATTACCCACTGAAGCGGCTGTATAATCGGCATTTATATTACCTGTCGCCGTAAAATCTGCCTGCTGCTGGTAAGTAAATGCTTCCACATTGCCAGCGTCGAAAGGTATAAGGCTCCAACCCCAGTAAACAGTTGATCCAGTAGGCGCCGGCGTTATTTGTTCAGCCCCTTCATTTGTTGTATATGCTTCAATATTTAAAAAGTTTTCGCGGCCCTCATTTTCGCGTATGATTGACTGAATAATCAGGTTACTACCCAGATAAACTATTTCATCCGTATTTATTAAGGGTCTGCTTTTTTCAGTGCGCACTTTTATACGAAATGCTTTTGTATAACTGATCTGTGCATTATCCAGTGTCTTGCTGCCGGAAGAGGTTTCTACCTTTGCCCAAATTGTCCATGATGATAAAGGAGACGCAATATTGCCGCCTGCCGGGTCCCGTGCGAACTCGTAGCGGTTTATTATTATGCGCCTGTTAAATTCACTTATCATGTTACTCTTCTGTATGGTTTTAGTAATTTCTTTACTGCCGGGCTTAAACCGGTTCCTTCCTCTGTTTCGTCGCCCCTGTGCTCATATAGGGAAGCGACTTCCATCAGGATCGCCGTTTTATATAGTTGCTCAAGATTAGCGGCGGATTCCCCGGCCGTATATTTTGCCCTTACTTCTGTACATGGATCCAGCGCCTTAAATTTTTCATATTTCAAGGTATATTCGACCGGTTCACCTGTATTGCTGTTTGTTACTTCCGTTATTGTATTCACCGGGCCATAAGGCAATCTTATTTCGTCCAGGCCAATAAAAAGAAATGCGGTAATGGTTCGCGGAATTAAAGACATGTTTAAAAAGCCTTCGCATAGTTGCCGCGCTGCAGTGATAAGCGATGTTAATAATGTATCATCGTCGGGAACATCGATCTTTAGCCAGCTCTTTGCATCAGCCAGCGTCACCGGTTCCACGCCTTCAGCGGTAAATGTTTTATCAAGTAGCAGGTTATCCATTTTCAGAAATTTTTGGTTTGCGCCCTCTTTTTTTGACAACCACACCCGGACGCTCGATCGTTTTTTTTTCTTTTACCTGGCTTATTTCGCGCTTTTCCTGTACTGGCTCCGGTTCCTGCTTTTCCCTTATTGCCTCTTTGCCTTTTGCCTCTTGATTATTACTTTCCATAAACTTTAATAATTTATTAAGATCATTTTTTCGATTGCGTTTTTTGCCCATGCTTACCACTTCATCATATATATTTTTATGATTTACCAGCATATTAATTGCCTCTTTAAATTCCTGTACATTTTGCCCGTTGCAGTAAGTCGCCGCATCGCCGCAATTTTCGTGAAGACCGCGCGTGTCGCTGCATATAACAGGAATACCGCTCGCCATTGCTTCACTTGCCACCATTCCCCAGGATTCATAAACCGACGGCATTATAATGATGCGGGTATCATTGTAAATGGTTCTCATATCCTGTTGCGGGGCCATAAACTGGATATTGCGAAAGCTGTTTACCTGAATAATCTGCACATTATAGCCGCCCTTTATACCTAAAAACCGGTGCTGCGGCATCGCATCGGCAAGATGCTGCAATAACATGCCGCCCTTCTCTACTGCGCAATTAACGAGTGTAATAAACCGGCTGTAATAATGATCTATGTCATTAGCCCAGTAATCGCAATCAATAACAGGATGACAAACAATAAAGGGAAGAGGTAAATTAAGCTCACCGGCAAGGGCTTCGGAATTATAAATAATATAATTATTTACCGGCCCGCTTAATAAATAAGGGTGAGGGTTGTTATTATGCAGTAAATGGTAAAGCGGTTTATTGTGATACCATGCCAGGTTGATGGCGGTTTCAGAATTCAGTAAATGTGTGATGATCTTATCAGCCCAAACATAATATTGATTAATGTCGCGTTTGTTGCTTACAACGCGGATGCCGCCATACTGATAACCATCGGTTTCATCATCAATACTCACAATAACGTCATGCCCATTGTTTACCAGGTAAACGGCTATTTCGTGCAGGAACTTTTCAGCGCCCGCCAGCGTTTTTGGTAAGTAGTAATGTGCATGAATAAAGATTTTCATTTATTGTTTCTTATTACTTCTAATTTGCTGTAAATAAATATCTTCACTACGTATTTTTACTTCAAAATCTTTTGTAAGTTTTTTCATAAAATCTTCCTTAAACCGAATCGGAATAACAGTATTTTTTAATTGCTCCCATTCATTCATCCATTCAATAACTGTTTCAATCTGTTCTGGTGTTAATTGCGTAGTCATTTATTGTTGTTTACAATTAAAAAGGCTATTGCCGTTAATATTAAACCCATTGTGTACCATGCCAGCGGTTTAAAATATAAATCTGAAGTCGTGTTAATTTGAACCTGTTTTTTACTGTATATTATCGAATCCCGGCCGCGCCCTGTGTCTTTTATTATAACCGTATGAAACGAATCTTTTTTTATTATCGTTGAATCAATCGCCGTTCCTGGTTTTCGTATTACTGCACAAGCGTTCCACGTGAAACATATAAGCACTAATATAATTGGCCTAAGGGCTGTCATCTTCATTTGCCATATCTTCAATCAGTTGATTATTTGCCGCGATCCTTTGTACTTCTTTAAGCAAACGGTTCAAATTATCTTCGATATATATTCTCAAATCACGGTAACCGCCCCATCTACGGTTGTCATAAAGCCATAACAGGTAAGCCGCCGGAACATCACCCATTCTTAGCCCTTTATACTTGCCGAATGGCATCGGTGAATTATGATTTGTTATCATCTTTTTACATATTTGGCGATTGTCATTCTTTGTTGTAATTCGTCTTTTACCCGGCCATCTTTTAGAATAATAAAACCCCTATCGGCAAAATCTTCGGGCGTATAAAAAGAAAGATGCTTTTCCAGTTCATTACCATGTTCCGCGCCCTGTGCCACAAATTCGCCCGGTGTGCTTATCAGGAGTAGCCCGTTCGGTTTCAGATAAAGTTTAAGCGCATCGGCTATCGCCAGCCCCTCATTACGGAGAAAATGTTCTATCACATCCAAAAACAGGATCGTATCATAGCTGCCATAATTTTCAAACTCAAGCAAATGCGTTTTTATATCCCGGATATAAACCTTGTTGTAGTGCTGCCAATTGGGATTCTGATAATTATTAAAGCTTTCCACGCCTGTTAATAATACTTTTCTATCACCACCCAAATCACAATATTGCCTGATTACCGCCCCATAAAACCCGGTGCCACAACCCAGATCCAAAACCGTTAAAGGGTTCTTACTATTTAGTTCACATGCAATAATTGAAACAATGGAGAATGAAGAAATCGGCATCAGGCTTATTTTAAAAACCCCGGCAAAACCACCGCCGGGGTTCCTTTTACCAAAAACAAAAGCAAGAAAGTATTAATTAACTATGAAGGCATCAGTTTGCTCAATTACCAGTACCTCACGGGCTTCAACGCGAACAGTGATAAGGTTCTTTATTACGTTATCCTGATCCTGCTCAAAGAATTCCACCTTTAGCGGATCTGCCACCGCAATTGTGGCATAAGTCCAGTCGCCGGTAATCGTTTTGCCTGTTGGAATCCAGCTTGTAGGATAGAATGGTATGCCCGCAATCCTGCTTGCGCCAAGTGCATCGGTAACGATCACACCGGGAGCACCATATGAAGCGCCTGCACCGCCTTTGACCAGCATCAACTCAGCCCATTTTGCATATGTGCCAACAATGCCATTTGGAACATAACCAGCACCGCCAAGTGAAGCGATATTATTGATTAATTGTTCTGCATAGTTTGCACCGGCTGCTCCTGGTGTGCCGGTTGCCACTGCTGCCAAATCACCGTAGAACTGTATATTTTCAGCTTTGGTAAAATCGCGCAATAAAAGACGCGGGAGCCATGTTTGAAGGAAAGGAAGATCCTGCAGCATTTGTTTTGTAATGCGCACATGACCGGCGATATAATCGGCTTTAAAATCCACCATGCCAATATTATAATCAAGTTGGGGTTTGGCCACATTTTCACCAACGCGGGAAACGCTGCCCGTAACGCCTGTTTCGCGGGGCAGGGTTATCCATCCCGTTTCAGTTCTTACTACTTCGCATAAGTCGCGGAAATTATAACCGGCGCTCCCTGTCTTTGGGGAAAAATCAAGATAGGAACGAACAGCGCCGCCGGTCAGGTGCGTTGCTTCGGTCATGATGGCCTTCATTTCAAAGGCATGACCTTTTCCTTTGCGGGTTGTGCGGATGCTGTCAAAGTTTTCTGCCAGTGCCTCACGCAGTTTATTCTTAAATGTTCCCTGGTCGCCGTCGGGCAGAGGTACGGCATCTTTGCGTTTTATCAGTTCATTTAATGCCTTTTGGTTGGCGTCATCGCGCTGATCTTTTGTTTGCTGCCACTCTTTAAAAGCGGCTTCGCTGGCTTCAAAATCGGCTTTTATTTGTTCAATGGTTTGTTTCTGTGAAGTAAAATCGCGCTGAATTCCTTTAATGCCGTCATGGATCGGCTGTAATTCGGGATCGATATTCGGATTGTCCATCTTGCGGAAATTTAAAAAGTTGAATAATTGGTTTTGTATCCCATCTATTCACCTTTGATTTGTTATCCGGCTTAAGTGGGGCAATCGTCCCGGCTTGAGTGGTTGCGTTTGAAAGGTCAATAATTGTTTGGAAAAGCTGTTTATTGTAGATTAGTAAGCTTTCTATTGTTTCATCAGATATATCTGCATTAGTGCAAAATCTTTCTATAGCTACCTGTTTTTTTATCAGGTTATCAATATATAGTTTTTTGTCCTGTGCCTTCAGCCCGGTTACCGGTGTCAATGAATTAGCACCCCAGGCTGTGAGCGATGATCCTTCCCAAAGTTGCAACTCTGTTAGCTTTGTTACAGTTTCATCAGTAGTATCTTTTTCCCATTTAATCACGCGGTAACCTATTGAATGCTCCGTGATCAGTTCGCTTTCCACCATCTTTACAAATTCTTTACCGATCGTGTGCGATCCTATTTGTGATTCATAATAAAGCCCGGTAGTATCTTCTTTTAGTGTGAATATTTTGCCGAGTGGTTGCTCTGGTCTGTGATTCAATAAATGTTTTATACGGGGCTGCCCGCTATCCGGCCCGCGATCTGCAATGGTCTTTACATAAGCTCCCGGCATAATTATATCACCGTCAGAATCTTTATTGCCGAAGGCGGAAAAATAACCGGTAACAATCCCTTTTTTGGAATCTGCATCTTTGAACGATGCGGCAAGAACAGCAGTTTTATAATTATAGATGTTTTCCATTTTTGGGAAATGGTTTCCCAAATGTAGAAATAATTTGTAAGGGTTGCTTAAAATTTAATTTGAGGTAAAGGGGCAGCGCAAAAACGCCGCCCGATAGTTAGCTAATCTGTGAATTAAACCCTTATGATTGATGTTGCTAAATTAGAAAGGAATTCTCACTTTTACTTTAAGACCCTTTTAAGTTGGGCAATGGCATAAAAAAAGAAAGATAGCAGTTCGGCTACTATCTTTGCTTTGTGAAACTGGAAATTCACGCTGGAAAGTTCAGTTTGAAATTGGAGATTTCATTTGAACTGATAAAAGAGTTTATGGAAAAGCTCTTTTAGGCGTGAGGGGGCGGTTCGCCGCCCCTTCCGGTTTCACAAATATACAACTTTAAATAAAAAAATATTATTCCCTATAACTTTACCGGCAGCCCCCTTGCATCCCTGATAACATTAAAGCCTACTGTACAGCGGCATTGAATCACGTCACCCGGATCGGCTTTTGGATCGCCTGGCTGCATCACCTCATCAAAACCGCCGTTTAACATGGGTACTAAAAACGGCTGATCCATTGGAACCGTCTTTCCATCCATAGCAACATGACTATAATTATCACGCGGAATCCTGCGCGTCCTATTATCGCGGGCAGCAATCCAAAGTTTTTCAGTTTCAAAGCCGGTCTTTTTAGCCCCTTGTACGGCTCCGAAGTTTGCAGCTTTTATTGTCTCCGTTCTTGCTATTACAATGGCACGTTTCGCCGGGAAATCATCTACAAGCATACTTTTTGCAACGTCCTGAATAGAACGGCCCGTTTGCTGTGCGTCAATCAACTGTTTTAGGATCCACTCTTTCATGGTGTCGTTTATCTCTGAAACCATGCTTAAATTATGCAGCCGGAAATATGCTTCTATTATTGCAATCATTTCCTCATTGTAGCCTATTGGCATTAATGCTTTTTTGCCTTCAGCCTGCCGGGTCAACAGATCACCCTCTTTCTTTATTACCTGGTAAATGCGCCCGCCCCAGATCCTGCCTGCATCAATATAAATATTTCTTATCGTTATCATAATACCGGAAGGCTTCAGCATGTTTGCATCTAATTGCGCAATTGCCCGCTGAATAGTAGGCTCATCCGTTGCATTGCGGATCATTTCTTTTAAGTTGGCATGGATCTTAGGTTTCCAGGCCTTTACGCTGGAAACGGTGAAGCGTTTGTAATTGGTGTAAAGGCTGGCAATGTCGGCGGCGTTCATAGGGTAAAGATAAAAATAAAAAAAGATGACGGGTCTCTACTCCTGTCATCTTCAGACTTTATACAAAAAAGTTTGCGGGGCTAATTATTATAAATTTCGCCATTGCTCAAAGGTGTAACCAATATAATTCTTTGCTTTTATAATTTGCTGTTTATATGCTGCATATTGCGCCGCTTTTTCTATCGGGACATTCATTCCAATCTGTTCACCCAAAACGTTAGCATCAGTAATAATTATGTCTTTCATTACAATAAAAATAAAATTATCTTTTTTAGTGAAATAAAGGTTTGCATTCCATTTAAGAGCTTTTACAAAAGAAGATGTAATAAACTTCATATTACTCACGATTGCGCTGCTATCTTCCACTATAATCCAATCGGTTATTTTGGTGCCCTTCTCCGATATATTCAGCCCATCGCTGTTAAATGCCACTACTGCTTTATTCAGCATTAATTTAACCTGTAAGGGGAAATTGTTGTCTTTGAGAGAAACAGAATCTTTATAGATAAATTTTTCCTGTGCATTTACAATGCCCGCCGACAATAACAGACCGGCAACAATAACAGCTAATTTTTTCATTTGATATTGAATTTTAAAGGTTTAATAAGGCCGCAAAGATAAGCCCGGCAAAGGCTTTCCCCGGTTAAATAGTGCTGAAAGAAACGGGTTTAACAGTGTTAGTGTCGTTTCAAAATCTCATTAAGCAGACTCTATCAACTCAAATATTTTTCTTTGATTGTAAATGGCAATTAACTCAAGCGTTCCGTCGTAATATGGAAAATTCCTTGCAAATACATCGCCGTTTGTCATCACGTTTATATGTACGCCCTCTTTTCTGTTTTCAGGACTTTCTTTCTGTAAAAAAAGTATGCTGCATAATAAATCTTTGTGCTTAAAATCACGGTAAATGGTTGTGCCGCCTATACTAACTGAATAGTAGTTTTCAAATTCACTCTCATTTGTAAAATCAAGTGCTAATGATCCAATTTTTTTCGCAATTTCTTCTGATATGTATTTCATCCCATCAATTATTTATCCGTTTCAATAGCAATTAATTCACAGGCTTTTGTGTGCCCGGCTTCGGCCTGCTCCCAGGTTGAATACCTTTTCCGGTACCCACCATATTCGCCGCCAAATATCATTGTTTCAAATAATAGCGGGTCGCCTTCGTTATGGAAATCATGATCGATACTTAAAAATACCGTTGAAATTTTTACTTCACCAATTTTCGTTTGTCTGACCACTCTATTGACAGACTCAAAAAACCGGCCCCACTCATAAATATCAGCGGCTTCTTTCGGTTCTTTGCCATCTAAAATATAAAGTCCTAACATATCAATTATTTATCCGTTTCATAATCTCATCCATATCAACGCTAATTTTAAGCGCATCAAAATTCACTATGTCGCCATTTTTATAGCGTTCAATCATTAGCCGTAACCGGCTGCGCTTTACTGTTTTTTCAAACTTCAGTTCATCACTTAATAAATCCTCATCGGTATAGGGAAAGGCGTAATTTAGTATTTCTTCGATCTGCATAGTTTAGGGAGTTTTACCATTTTGCAATTTTATCATTGTCTTTGTGCATCGTATCAGTTATCCATGACGTAAAAACCATTAGAAACCATATAAAAACACCGATCCATGAACAAATAGCAACAAATATTGCAAATTTTCTTTCACCAACTGTCCACGGCATTGGTTTTTCATATGTCCGGTTTTTGTCTTTTATCCGCCACTGTTTGTATAAATAATACGCTAACGGAATTCCGGTTAAATAAATAAGGATACGCGTTAAAACATCAACTGCGGTCATAAATTTTGAAGGTTTATAATTATTGCTTTAGATTTGCAGTAAAATCGGGGCGGACGAAACCGCCCCAATCAGGGCAATTAGCTAAAAGAATTTGTCTAAAAACTCTTTCAGCACCTTCAAACTAACTTTAATAAGTAGCTTGAAGTTTTTAACCTTGATCTTGATTTTACCACAAAACAAAGATAGCCGTCAAAAAGCTATCTTTTGTTTTTTATACCTATTTTAATTAATCGGCGCAGGCATTGAGAAGCTCAATTCATCAATCAGACTATAACCCTGCTTTACCAAAGGAAGATTCATGTTTTCATTATCAATGGCATCCCATTTGAAGAGCTCCCTCATTTCATTGCCTGTTGGCGTAATCGGTAAAGCTGCCAGCACATTGGCAAGCTGCTGGTAATCATCTTGCAATTCGGTAATGCCGCTTATATCCACATCAACAAACCTTTTGCGCTTATCCGGCCAATTGGAGACGGCCACAAGTTCACTATTGAATTTATCGCGGAAGGTGTAGGCAAGGGGCAGGCAAATATTTGTGTACATCTGCTTTATCATTTCCTTTACATTGCTTTCCGTTGCCGCTGCTTCACTATTAAACAGAATCGTAGAAATTCCACCGTAAATATTGCAAAGCCTTTTAAAGTCCATGTTTTGCAAACCGGAAAGTTCCATATCAGCCAGCTTTAGCCCGATAGGAATATAACCTTTTTCACCGGCGCTGAAGAATGGCGCTCCCTTATTCTCAGCTTTGCGGATATAAGAAAAAAAGTGTTGCCGCATGAGGTCTAAAGAATCCTGCGAAACCTCTTCATTGCCTAATGTCTTATCATAAACGATGCCGGGCAAACCGCCATTTTGCAGTTGTGAAACGCTGGCATCATCTGCACTGGTCAGCCGCGTTAATAACTTACGCGCTGGCACCAGCGGCGAAAGCCCGCGAAAGCGGGAATAATTACTCGTTGCATCATAACCATAAGAGTTTTCAGGGTTGAATTTTTTGATCTGTATAATATCATCCGGCGGTATGCTTTTATAAATCGATTTACCACCCACTATAAATTCATAGCTGGTCACACTTTGCGGATAATCGCGGCTAATATGCAGGATCACGTTTGAGGGCGGCAAGATATGTAATTCAATCACAGCTCCGGCACTCCCACCCATATCGGGGCGGTATTTGTAAATAAACACCTCACCGCATAACAGGTAATAACAGAAAGCCGCTAAGAAAAATTCCTGCTGTGACTGGTAAGGGTTCGGCTTTGCCAACAGTTCCGCCAATGGATCCGTTTCGGGTGCTTCGTCCAATGCTTTTGCCTGCATTAGCATAATATCATAAATGCCTTTACTGCTGTAAAATTGGCGGCTGGTAAGGGTTCTAAGCTTCGCCGCCTTACGCTCATCTTTCTGGTAATAAGTATAAAACGGAATCAATGATGTTGTTTCGGCGATCTTATTCACAACGGCATAAACCTGGTCATTATTGATATAATTGTTTGCTGCACTTGCGGCGGTGTGATCGGGATAAATCGGCGGGTTTATTGCCCCACGTCCCCAAACCTGTTCTGAAAGCATAGCAGTTAGTGCGGGCGAAAATATATTTTGAATTGCTTTTAATTGCAGTTCGAGACCGGTTATTTTTCTTTTCCCGAAGAGGTCGGGTAGCAATATTTTCACATCTTTAAATTAAATTGAATGTAAATCTATATAATATATTAGCTTTCAGCCCTGAATTTTGTTATAGGCCTCACCCAGACAGGTGAACTCCCCGTAAGGGAAGAACTTTTTGATAAAATGTTGCTCTTCATATTGCATTGACCAATGATCTTTTCGCGGCATGTGAACAGTCATAAAACTTGAAATGAATAGTTCCCGCGCCGCTACGCAATCGGGGGCAACAACGCGTACCCACCATGCCCGCATCGGTATGCCTTCGTTGTTGTAATGATTCTGTCCAAAGGTGAAATAGTAGTTGTTCATGGTCGATAGATTGAGCGCTTTTATTTATTTTTTTTTGCTCGTATCCTTTTATTTTTTCTTTAGTCCAACTATAAACCTCATTTCCTTAATTAGTTATCTTTGTACCGCACTTTGGGCAATCTATTCGTGATCTATGACCTCACTCGTTGCGCAGGGTGAGGTTTTTAAATACTTAATTTTTCAAAATATTCATCTATATATTCTTTAAGACTAAGCAACATTTTTTTACTTAGCTCCCGTTCTCCTTCATTGTCGTACTTTTCCGAGTCACGCAAAATCTCAAGCATAATATTAAATTCCCTCTTAGGAGGAATGGGAGGAACTAAAATTGGCCCAATGCGGGTATTGATATTTTTGTCTTTTCTTGACCAAAACATAATTTTTCTTGTTTTCAATATGGTTAAGAGACTGACTCATTAAAATTGGCTATTTTGCCAATACAATAAGAAATGTAATTAAAAATATTGCAGCAACGATTAGTAACCCCATTTCACGATCGCATGTATCAATTTGAATGCCTATCGGCTTAGGCCGTATTTTGGGCTTTTCCTTTTCTGTCATTTCTTTTTTCTTTTGGATAAGTAGGTTCACGGTTATTCATTTTTATTCACCGTTCCCGCCTTCCGTCTCAGGGGGGTAAATAGATTGATACAGCGCCTGAATGTCGAGCGTATACTTATTAGCCGCCTCTACCATGTCTTTTGCGTAATCATGGGATTCCGTTTGAAATTCATCTGTAATACCTTCGAGAGTATCAATATACTCTTCGGTTCTTACCCGGCTATCTTCTCTAAACTGATCGCTTAGCTTGCGCAACTCTTCGGCGAAGTTTACGCCTTGTTCTACTGACATAATATGTGTTTTTAATTGTGAATATTCAGGTTAAAAAAGGCGGCTGTTATTAAACCGCCTCTTTGGTATCATCGCCTGCATTTATCCGCCGGTTTCCTCGGCATCGTGATCAAGGCTACAAGCCGCCCGCCGGTTGTTACCTGTACTTTCTTCCGGACGCCATTCCCGGATATAGTCTAACATCATATTTTCAAATGCTATATCCTCGTTGTACAGACGGCAATTATTTTCAATAACTATAAACCAAAACCGTTTTAGGCTTATTCAGCCGCGTGTAAATGGCATAACGCATAGCGTCCAAAGCATGATCCATAAACTTTACCGGCTCATCTAATACCCTTTCATCTTTATCAATCTTCCATTTGTAAGACTTGATTTCTTTAATTATATTAGTGCTGTTACGTGTTATGAACAACGGGTAAGATTTTACCTTTTGAATCCCATCATAAACACTTTTCTCCGCGGGTAAAGCATAAAGCCCCATGCGCTTTATTTCTTCAATTGTCTTTGGCTCCGCTGCATCGCAATAGATGGGACACGACCGTGTTAAGCCGTATATCTTTATCACTTCGGTTAAATCATTCGTCGTTAATTTGGTTTCATAAAAGATTTCTTCCACGTAGATACACTTATCCCGGATGCCGACCTTTACCAGTGCTGAAGGGTTATTATAACCAAAGTCAAGACCGTAAAAAGTATCATCGCATTCGGGGAAATGGTCAACAAGCTGCCAATGAGTGTAGATCGTTGCCTGACTTGTGCCGCGCAGACCTAAGCCATAAACATTCCAAAGATTTATATCAGCATCTTTAAGGCTTTCGATCTCATCTACCATTTCTTTTGTAAGCTGCCTAAGGTTGTTCTTATACGTCGAATGTATGCACTTATTACCCGGCTTATCGGCGACCGCATAACACCACGAATAAAGGTCAGCAGGGTTATAATCTAAAAATATCGTTTCATTGGTACGTATTGCTAACTGCATATATGTTTCCCGGCTAATAAGGTTCGCTTCATTAATCCAAAGTATATCACGCGACGGGCCGTGAACCTTACTGGTATCTTCAACGCCGAAAAATTCAATGTAGCTGCCGTTCGGGTAGTTATAAACCTGGTCAGTCTTATTGAACCATTCATCGCGGTAAATGCCAGCGTTTTCGAGTACCTGCAGCACATCGCGCCGGGCGCCGCGTTTGAGGTGAGGCAGTGAAGGTGAAACGATAGTAATGCTTTTCTTTTCTTTGAGCGGTATGTAAAGCGAAAGCAATTGTGAAAGGCTAATCGTTTTGCTGCTTCGGCTGCTGCCTTCATTCACAATAACGCGGTGTTGCCTGCTTTTATATGCTCTTAAATTAGCATCAAAAACGGGAGTGTGAATAAGTTCAGGCATCGAGTTCATTATCTTCTCTGTTAAAAATAAATTCGTCTAATTCGCGGGTTTGCCGCCTCATTTCTGCATCCTCATAGTTTTTACTTCGCCATTTTTTCATACTTTCTTTTACTTGTTCTTTATGTTCGGCATAATATTTTTTTTGTTTTTCAGCTATTTCTTTTTTACGAATACGATACCTTTTTTTTCTGCATTCTTTACATTCGTATGCCCCTTTGTTGAATTCATCTAATGGTTTAAGCAAGTTGCATTTATTACATTTCAGAAAGTCCCTTATCAGTGTTGCCCGCTTTTTATATTCACGCTTTATTTTATTTTCATTTTTAATTGAGTAACGTTTTTTAGCTTTTTCTATAAGTTTTTCTTTGTGCGTCTGATAGTATTTTTTTCTTCCCTTAACCATTTCTTTTTTAAGGCAACTTTTGCATTTGCCTCGCAAGCCGTTTTTTTTGTTTTTATCATTCCAAAAATCAGTTACCGGCTTTTCTTCGCCGCATCCTTTACAAATACAAACTTTAATTTCTTCCATCATTCCTTTACCGGCTCATCGCCGCTGTTTTTAAAGATGATTTGAATGTCTTTGCCTTCATTATCAGTAAAGCCTATTTCCTGCTTTTCAATATAGCCGCGTTTCTTACCCTTTGTCTTGAGGTAGAAGATAGTAGCGGCGATATTATCAGCTTTTACCTGTCTGTGTAAGCTGCTTTCAGCCATATCTAAAACCAGGTCCCCAATTGCGTCAACTGCTTTTTTATATTCCGCATCTTCATTATACCAGCGGTAATGAGTTCGTCTTTCAATACCTGCCATTGTTGCAGCATCAGTTACGATACCCAGAGTTTTTTCTAAAGCCTGGAGCATTGCTTTTTTATGTGTGACAGTTTGGGACATAGCGTAAAGTTACTCATTGCTTTTCACCTTTTTCACCGCCTGTTTTTTCGCTACTTTAATAAGCTGTTCCTTTTGCAGTGCCGCCTTTTTCTGCGGGCTGCGGTTGAGGGCTTTTAATGCTTGTTTGTTTAGCTGTGTTTTCATTGTTGTTGGTTTTTGCCTTCCATCCGGCTTTAAATGCTGTTAGTAAAATATTTTTCCTAACAGGATTAAAAATATCATTTTCAAACATGATTGTCATATATCTGAGATACTCTGGTGTTCGCTTAAAATCTTCAAACGCTTTTAAAAATGCTTTTGAATATGCGGTTTTATCTTTTGTCATTGTTGTATTATTTTGTTTCTGCAAGCAGGACGAGCATTTGTGCAATCTACAATCGTTCCATCAATAGAATAATAGGCCTCGCTGCATAAGTGAATTAAATAAATATTACATTTCGTGCATCGTTGCCAAAATGTGCCATTGTGCTTAAACGGTTTACTCCACTTATGTCTACCGTCGTTATTCTTTTCGTCTTTCATGGTTGTTGTCAGATAGTTTTAATTAACAATTTTATTTCACCTTGAAAAACAGTAGTTGCAATACTTCCATTTCCTGTTTAAATGCTTCTATGAAAGATTTGGCATACATATCGGCAACATAACCGAATGGCCTTTTCTTTTTAACTTTCTTTATTTTACCCATTGTATGAATAGTTTTATTATGAAAACAATACCGGCAATCATTAATATTGCCGCAATAACAAGACATCCTCTTGGCATTATATCTCCATTACCTGTCATGATTATTTACCTTAATAAGTGCTTGTAGTTTAATAAGAATATCATTGAACGCTGATGCTTTACCCAAATGATACAGCCCATTGAAATCGCTTTGCTCGGCTTTTGTATCATACACATCTTTTTGTTCCTTTAACCATTCAGTAAGTCTTTCTATTGTATGGGCTTCAGTTTCGTCTTTCATTGTTGTATCATTTTGTAAGTGTCACTCACTTGATTTTTAATGTCTCCTTCTCCAGATAATCAATATCAGCGCGAAGCAACCAAACAGGAACACAAGTACAAACAGGATCACAATTGCGGTGTGTAAGCCCTCAATTGCCGCTCTTAGTTCATCTATTTGTTCCTGTAATTCAGCACCGGAACCGCCACCCGTTCGGGTAACGTTTTCAACTTCAACCATATCAACAAAAAGCGGCTTTGAATTGGTAACAACAATTTCAAAATCACTGCCATATTTCAGGTGATTGCCTTTCACAAACCGGGGCGCCTGCATTGTTGCCGTTCTCCATTGCCCGCTATTGGTGTTAGTGATATTTGCCCGGTTATTGTTATAGCAGCGTATAAACCATTTAGCCGTTCCCGTGTCTTTGTAGGTAACAACCACGCGAATAATGTCGCGGTTATTTGTTGTTATCATTCTATCGTCAATATCGAAATAAAGCGCCTGCCGTCCTTCGAATGATACCGGTGTCCGTGTTGCCCTGCCGTAGATACTGCCGTTATCAATCCTGTATTTGCCGGTTGAAGTTTCATGTGGTTTAACCTGTTTTATATTCAAATCATAGTTTTCCGATATATACCATGAAATGTCGTTATTATAATACCATCCCGGGGGTTTTGGTGTCCAGGCATCAACTAAAAACTGTGCGCCGGTTCGCTTTGTTATTTCAGTAATCCGGGCCTGATTGCGCCGGTTAATTGCCAGCCGTACGAGTCTTTGCTGCCGGTAAAATGTGTCGGGTGTTGTCTTTTCGATTTGCTTGCGGGCTGACCAGTATTGAGCATTATTATCGAATACTTGCCCGTAAATATTCACCGGATAATGAATGCTGTCTAAAATATCAACTTTTGCGGCAAGAACGCAGAAGCCGCGCGATGCAAGGGCGGGCGTGTATTGGTCGTTATATTTTTGAATAAAGCGAATATATTCTCCGGCGTTGGGGTCCGTGTCCCAAGAGTTCATAAAACGGAATAACCCCAACTTCATAAATATTCCGGCACGTACTGCTTCGAAGCGGTCTGAAGGGTAAGGGCTTTCCCGAACTGTTTCGTCCACTTCAGTAAACCATGTCGCGCGGGGCCAGTTTAGTTTAAATGTTTCGCCGTCTATCGGATATTGGTTTACTGCGTCCCAATGTTTAAGCGCTGCGTCAGGATAAGTGTTTGCATATTCTGATAACATGCTTCCATCATTTGCCGGATTAATCGCAAACTGAACATCTAAGCCCGTTCGTTTTATACAACGGGCAATAACATCTCCCATCGCTACGGTGTAATCTTTCCAAACTTGATCGGGTGTGACGTAGTGATTAAACCGTGAATTGAAAGGGATGCCCTTTATAGCTCCTAAATCGCCGGTACTGCCATAAGACGGGAAAATATATTTCAAGTGCTTTTTAACGCTGGCAAACCGGTCTGATAAGCTTTTCAGGGTGTCAATTAATGTGCTGTCATACTTGTTTGCATACTTCACATAATTCCCGGCGTAATAATCAGGCCAGGGGCCAAAGCGTCCTGCCGCGCCGCCATCCGTGTTAAATGTGTCAACGCCTGCATAGTGGAGCCAAAGCGTTGAAGTGGTTCCGTTATTGAATGCGTTATCACCCTTCCAAAGCTGCAGCATCACGTCAAGCCCGCTATCACAAAGCAGCAAAACGCCTTCTTTCACAAAGGCATGTGAATAATCATTTGCTGAAGATTGATCTTTGCACCAGGGGACATTAAAGGAGATACCGGTATAACCAAGCTGTTTCCATTGAGTAATTTTCTTCTGATAAAACTTTGTGTTTTCAATGTTTGCGGAAAAGCCAAAAACTTCGGTTTGCGCCTGAAGGCAAAGAGGCAAAAAGGCAAAAAGCAGGTAGGTTAATTTCATGGTTGGTTTTTTATTGTGCTATTCATTTTGCTTTGCACATGATCCAAAAAGAAAACAGGCAGCGTCTTTGACCAACTGATTTTAGTCTTATGTTTACGGTAAAGACTATCAACAACATTAGCTAAAAACGCTTCGCGGTCATTCAGTGTCACGGTAGATTCAAAGTCAATCAATACCCTGTCAATAATTATCTTATCCAAAAACATTTCAAGAAACATAGCTGTAAAGATGTTCATAATTCATTTTTTGCAGTTCCTTAAAGCAGGCTTCAATTGCCAGCTTTGTCGCGAAGTCGTAAAGATTACTTTGGCTGATTTCCGTTGCGCCAATTGCATCGCCTATCGCAATCGCATCCCTTTTGCCGATCTTATTTTTGCCGCGTGAATCCCTGATTAGTTCCTTTGCCTCGTTTATAAAATGCTTTGGCATGTCAGGCGGTGCATTAAAATCTTTTACCAGCACCTGGAAGATAAAGCAGGGCAAAAGCTGGACATTAAGCCGCCCTTCGAGGAAAAGCATGTATTTATGCTCAATCAGCCCGCGACAATCGTTAAGGTGTTCCTGTGGCGAAACCAGCGGAATAGTTTGGGTAAACTGTTTTCGCTCCGCGTCAAACTTATCCGCCGCGACGGAAGCAAAGTATTTTTTTAATACCCGGTCAATAATGGCAATCGACATGCTGCCTGTAAAGTTTTCCTCACTGCCGAACTTCAGGAAAGCGGTTTCGATCTCGTCGTGTGAAATGCCGGGGTAGTCCATGCGAAGTTTTTTATTTAGCTGCCCGCAAAGTATGTTCATCATTTTTTCGCCTTTTGGCATGCGCCACCCGGTAATGGCATGAATTTTTACCAATAGCTCATCCGTTAAAGATGCGGTGTAGTCTTTTAGCGGCGGCGGCTGTTTCTTCGTCTGTAAGATCATACCAATGTTTTTGGCTGTTTAAAGAAGTATTATTTTTATTATTTTCTGTTGTTTCCTCCGCGCTTTCTGGCTGTTCGCGCGTTTCATTTAATTTCATTTCATTTCTTTTTATTTCTTTTCTTTTCTTTTGTGCACTTTCCTCTGAGTTTACTTCGGGCTGGCTGGTAGTTTCCTCTGAGGAAATCAAATAGGACTCTAAAAGGGTACTTTTGCGATGAAGGGACGAACAAACGTTTATAAACCTTTTTTGAATTCCTTTTGATGTGAGGATTTTATGCCGGGTGAACATTTCCTGCGAAAAAAAATCGCGTCTTAATGATTCATCAATGATTGCCTGGATTTTTACACGTGTAATCATTTTACCCAAACCGGCGGCAAATAATATTTCTGCGTCCTCATCCCATTTTATAAAGGCACCATTCCGGTAAATGCGGCATAGCAGGATAAAGAGTATTGATGCAGCTATTAGCCCACATTTAGCCGTGATAAATCTTATCTTTTCATCTTCGAAGATGTCGGTGTCTACCGGGAAATAATCCAGCCCATTTTTCATCGGTCGCCCCATTACTGTAATATTTTTAATTCAATAATTTTCCTTACCTGTTCCCTAAGGTTTATGGTAATATCAAAATTTGTTTGCGGGATCCCGGCAATAATGTTGAATTTAAACTCCTGGTAATACCGCAAAGCGTAGTCAACGGGTAGGTATTTCATAAGTATTGCCAGCGCCAATTGTGCCGGCCCGCTGCCGCTGTAGCCCCAGTTAAAGCCATCCGGGGAGTGATTGCAAACGCCCTGTGAATAAACTGGGCTTAAATATTCACCGTTAATAAAAACCTCGCGGCTTTCGATCTCGCCGGTTATGTTTACGGCTTCGGGGAGTGAGGAAAGAATGTTCATAGTTAGTTCATTATTCGCGTTAAAAATGCAGGTATAAATTCCGCCTGTAAATCCACATATTTATCATAAGTTTCTTTAGGCCCGCAATAAAAGCAATGTACAATCGCATTTAATAAAGGTTGTGGTTTGATGTAATGATTAACGATTATTGATTTTATAAGCCTCTGCCATGCGCTCCATTCACCCCAGCCCCAGCCAATCATAAAAACGGTACGATCACCTTTCATTAATCGGCGTGTATGGTCGATGCCCGTAAACGGTATGCCGTCAATATATTCACCCTTACATTCCAGTTCGCCGGGAATAATAAAATGGATAAATAGTTTCCTCGTTTTAAAGTCTCCGAATATTTCTATTTTGGTGCATGGCATACACAGAATTTAAAAAGGTAAGCCAGTCGGCGCATTATTATTGTCATTATTATTTTTATCTATAACATCATTTTTAAACAAGAGAAGCTGTGTCTTTAAAAGCTCCCGTTTAATTGGCTTTATCTTAAATAATTGTTTGTCTATTTGAATTATATAAGATAGTGCGCAATAATATAATAATTCTTCAACCGGCACCGGCGTTGATACTGTTGTGTATCTTATTCCGTTATCCTGATTAATTGCATCAACAGTTCCATAAGTACTTAACCAATAATCTTTTTTATGTTGCCACGCCCTGCGCAACTGTTGCCAGGGTAAAAAAATTCCTATTTGAGAAGGAATAAAAACATAAAGCACATAATCGATATAAAGATTTTCTTTTTCTATCCAGCCGGGCGTATTTTTTTCTTCACTGCTTTTGAATTCCAAAAGAACATCCGGCCATTGTTGACGCCTGAATTTAACATCCAATCTTATCACCGCGTTATTATCAAGATAACAAAACCAATCAACGCCATCGCGTTGTGATTTTTTGCCCTTGTGATTTGGTTCACATATAACAACATTTGGAAATTCCTTTTTTATTAAAGCCCGCACAAGAGCATCATTGTTGCTATTTTCAGCAAATTCCAAATCATTATGATAATTATTAAGTTTCATTTCCCCATATCTCCCAGCCTTTGCGCTTATTACGCGCAAATAATTCTATTTTATTTCCTTCGAAAGCTGATTCAATCCAGTCATAATAAAAATCAGGTTTACGCGAATGTTTTGTTCTTTGTTCTTTAAAAACACTTGCTAATCTATGTTCAGTATCAGGCGGCTGAAATTTACCTTTTGTGGCAACTATTAATAATTCGTGCTGCCCTCTAAACCAGTATCCCATCCCTATTATTTCTTTATCCCATACCGAATGTGTTTTGTATTGAAATTCCCATGCGGTAATTACTTGTAATGCTTCGCGTAATTTTGGTGCCGTTGCCCACATAAGTAATAGTGCATTTTCAGCGGTTTTCGGAATTGCCATTTTACATAATTCTTCTACCGTCATTGTAGGATAATGATTTTCTATTTTCCTGTTATCTGTTTCAGCAAAATCATACTGCCATGGCGGATCTGCATAAATGATATTATAAATGCCTTCAGGTAGTTGAAGTGCTATTTTGCTTTCATGCTTTGTATTGCGTATAAGGTTACGAAGTTCACGCGTAGTTAATTTCTCAGTATTTGCTTTTATTAGAAACTCTTCCATCTTTTCTTTTGGAAGGAATGCAGTTTCTTCGAAATGTGTGTATGTCAAATTGCGTGTATCCTTTCGGCGCCGAAAGGATTCTGTCATTTCGGCAACGCATTTAAATTTCCAAAGTGTTGATCTTTTTAAATCTGTATTTTCTTGTAATTGATCATAAATTTTCCCATCAATATAAAAGCCTTTTTTTGCACCAAATCGCACCCAATCACCGATCCAAAGCTGCACACTACGATCAACTTTCGTTAATCCCTTTCCTAATTCCAACCATTCATTGCACGTAATACTTTCATTAATAGTCAGTCTATTAATTTCAAATTTTGCCTTTTTATATTTTATCAATTCATTTTCCATACTCTTCAAATAAAAAGGCGGCTCCGCCCACACGGTAACCGCCTCTATTTAAACACCAATAAAATATGTTATGTTCTTCATACAATACCCGATTTTAAAAATCATTATCATCATCCTGTATTTCTTCAGGGTTCAGCATTTCCTCAATTCGTTTATCTTCAAAATATGAAGCAAGGGCAGATAAATAATGTTCCCGCGCTTCGTCGTCGTCAAAATGGTTTATTCGTTTCATATTATTGAATTATGATAGTGTTACTGCAATAGTTGTACTGCTACTTTTTGAGGGCGGATAAACTGTGCATATTTCGCCGGTCGTCTCATCGGTTATTACCATCCCCTGCACCGGGAACGATTGTAAAAGCTTTTGCCGCGCTTTTAGCTTTTCGCCGATTTCATCAGCCTGCTTTTGCAGGTCAAGCAAAACAGGATCATTACAATTACTATAATCATATTTAACGCCCGCTTCGCGTTTCTGAAATGTCGCATTCATATACTGAAACGCTTTTGAACCGTACTTATCAGCCGCGTCAATCAGGCAACTTTTAAACTCATCATTACCAGTTATTTGCTTTACAATATCTTCGGCACACTTCAATTGCAATTGAATTTTTAATGCATCTGTATTGCCTGCAAGCACCTTGCTTATCACGTCATCTGCAAAGGCCTTTCTTTGCGCTTTATCTGTCTCGAATAAGGCCAGTGCGTTGGTTGTTTGTACTACTTGTTTTTTCATTGTTTGGGGTTTAAGATTGTGCTAATAAAGCTTCATACTTTGCTTTCATTTCATTTTTCAGCGTCGCAAATTCTACATCGTGCTGAAATAGTTTATACTTCTTCCATACCCGTCTTACGTCGTCCAAATCTTTGGCATGGTTCATTTCTTCCGCTGCCATCTCGAAGGTTGGGTTTGTGAAGCTATCAAACGCTTTACGGGGAGCGGCTGATGCTGTCATTCTTGTAACCGTTTCTTTTAAGGAATCCAGTTTATTTGCCGTAGTTTTTGCAATGGCGGGCTTTTCCACGACTTCAGCGGTCGTATCTTCCGTTTTATCTTCTTTGATATGTACATCAAACTCTTCAGGAGTGTAAACCGGCCCGGCAAATACATCAGCGCAAAACCATTTTACACCGTTACTCATTGCGCGGGCGAATAACATGTTCTTAGGGAACCGGTCTAAGTTCTTTGTTCCGGCTTTTTTTGCATCTTCGATTGTAAAAGTGCTGGCACCTGTTATTTCGCCATCCTGGTAAAAGTCTATTGAGCAAACCGTATCGGTTAATTCGGTCACCTTATAATCATATTTACCGGAACCTTTTACAGTAGATGCCATTAAGCCCGCGCCCAATGTTAATTTGCCCTGTATAATGTGGATCCCGTTCATGCTGGCAAAGGGCGGTATGCCGATCTCACGCCCTGCCTGTATCTTAACGATTGCCTGCGCCGCTGTTTTCACATCGGGGAACATCCCGCTTTCTGCAAAGGCTTTACCTATGCTGATAATGTCTGTATCGGAATATTTTTGTAGTTGCATTATTATTTGTTTTTAGGTTTTACGGTAAATTTTGCGATGGCATCGCGGTAAACATTTAATTCGTCTTTATAGTCTTTCAGGTAATAAGAGAATGTTATATGTCCCAGATGGTGCCAGTTATTTTGAAATATAATACCTTCGTTTCTTTCCACAACATAGCTACGCAAGCCGTCATTCATTACTATTTCCATTTTTTGATCGTTCATTTTATTTTGTTTTTTAGGGTTTAAACCGCTTGTCCGCGGTAATAGTGAAATGCGAGAATTTTACTTACTTCTTCATCCTGTCTTTCGTCCTGCTCCAACATGGCAGCAATACAGATAGCGTCATATTGGCTGAAACGGAAAGACGCTGTAAAGTCCTCAAAATTCATTTCTGTTAATATGCTATTATCGTCATCAATCGGCAATTCAAAGCTTACTATTAAGCGGTTGCCTACCTGGTATAGCTTGTAATCTTCAATCAGCCCGGCCCGCTGTAATATTTCGCATGTGCGTAGTGGTCGGAATTCAAAGAACTTTTCTTTGTCATCTACGATATAGGCCAGTTCCAGTCCCTGCGGGCTTAACCACGATTCATCGACTTTGATTAATTTTTTCAGGTCGAAAGTTGTCATTAATTTTGTGCTCATTGTTTTGAAAATTTTAGTTAAAGCTGGTTGCCTCTCAACCGGCTTTTTTGTTTATAATGGTTTACAGTCGTCAATCAGTTCGGTAAGTATGTGCATCTCTTCATTGCCTCTCATCCTGCCGCTATCATAATCAGCATCGGCCCGGTCATTAAAATACTCTACCAGTTCAGCGTAAAGGCTTTCGGGAATCGCTATCATCTTTTCGGTTGTTGTCATAATTAAAGGGTTTATTTGTTATTGAGTAATGACATAGTTTTTTATTCTTTCCGGGTGTTCAATCACGATCTTGACAAGTTCAAAAGCAAACCAGTCAATAAATTTCTTTTTGGCTTCTGTCTTTTGTTCTTCGCTCATCGTGATTACTGGTTGTTCCTGAGCCATTGCTTTAATGCTCAATAATTTATCTACTTCAGGTTTTATTAGCATAATTAAACGGTTTCAGGTTCGATGATTTCAGTTAACTGATCTTCCGGAACATTTAGGTATTTACTCATTACAGCTAACACCGATTTTTGGGTAAACTTGTCCCAGTTATTATTATAAATATTGTAATTCATGGAGAAGATAGACAGCCCTAAAACATCTGCTATCTGTCCATATAGCAATGCGTTATCTTTTATCGCTTGCCTGTATTCAGGCTTCAATGTGTATTTCATTGTGGTAAATTTTTATTTACTCATTTACTTAAATCAGTAAACTTTATTATTAATTTTGCTTCTAATCATTAGTTTTGCAAACTTATAATAAGTTATTATAATTTCCAAGCACTTCTAATAACTTTAGAATTTATGCAAATAATCGAAGAAGTAAAGAGTAAAATCAAATCCGATGGCATATCTGTTTTGACAATTTCTAAAGAAACGGGTATTCCTTCACCTCGCATATATAAATGGTTGGACGAAAAAGCAAACGCAAAACCCAGGCAAGCGGATGTGGCAGTTTTACAAAACTGGTTGGAAGGGGGGAAAAAAAAGGTATTAAGTGGAAAGCTATTCGATTTATATGCAATTCCGCCTAAGGATATTGTTTTTTTAATCGCTTTTCTTTTCCGGCGCGTCGCCCAGTTAGATCACGAATTCTCGGGTCTTTCTGAGGATGAGATTTTTGATGAAATGGTTCAAAAGGCTCAAGAGTTTTACGAACAAGAGAAGCAATAAATTCTATTCTTTTTTTTGATAGCTTTTCCATAACGGTGCTTTTTAAATGTTGTGGGGACAGGCTAAAATTGGTTCATAGGTACAAAATAAGCACGTGGAGCTAATTGTTAAAGCTTCAGGCTCCGGCGTGGTGCCTCGGTCAATAACAACGCCCCACGCGTTAGCGTGAAGCATAGTTGTTTTTGACCTGAAAACTTTGCCGGATTTGAAGCTAAAACAAGCTAAGCTAAAAATTTTCTATTGCCTTTTCGTGAACGAAAAAGAGTAATAAAAATAAACAAAATAATTTTTTATAATCAACACTACTATGCAATTATTTTATGCACATACCGACATAAAAATTAATCCTGATAAATAACTTTAATTATGATCGCAGTAGGTTACGCAAGGTTAAGCGATAAAGATAGTAGCAGCAACAGCATTAAAAGCCAGATGCGCCGCATTGAAGAATATTGTGAGCGCAACAAACTAACCCTTTTAAAAATCTTTGTTGACGATGGCAAAAGCGGATGGACATTTGACCGCCCCGGCTTCATAGACCTGGAAAACTTTTGCAAGAAAGAGAAGTCGGTTCAATATCTTATCATTCCGCACTTTGACCGCTTCAGCCGCACAGATCCCATCGACGCAATGGTTAAGGAACGATATTTCCGCGACAAGTTGAATGTAAAAGTGTTGCAGGTGAGTGAGCCGATTGACCTGGATACCAATAACCCTACTTACGTAATCGTAAGGTTCATGCAGGCTTTTGCGAGCAATGAAGAACGCAATCGTATAGTTGACCGTACAATGACAGGAATGCGTTATAGCCTTACACAGGGTAGGTATTGTAGCATGGCTCCTTATGGCTATAAGAATAGCCGGGATGAAAACGGAAAGCCGCTGATTATTCCCGATGAGGAAAGGGCACATTTGATAAAGTTCATATTCAGGGAATACTTGCGCGGCAATGGTATAGAAGAGGTAAAGCGCATGGCTAAAGTAAATGGTTACACGCAAGGGGGTAAATCCGCAATAGCCAGGGTATTAACTAATCCGGTTTACGCCGGAATGATTAACGTGCCAGCATATAAGCACACACCGGCCAGGCTCGTAAAAGGCATTCACGCACCTTTAATATCAGAAAACGATTACTGGATGACACAGGAAAAAATAACCGGCAAAAATCACCGCACCCATAACCGGGATGAGGTGCCGCTTCGTGGTGTTCTCCGCTGCCATTGCGGAAGATATATGACAGCCGCCCCAAGCAAGGGCAAGAGCGGCAAACACTATTGGTATTACTTTTGCGAATCACACCGCAAAATAAACCTTAGCGCCAACAGGTTACATGCTCAATTTGAAGATATACTGGATCATCTCAGCATCCCTGAAAATGATCTTATTATATTGCGCGATTCGGCGATACAGGAATTGAATAATTATATCAGCGACAGGACAGGCGAATTAATGCGTATAGGTATACAGATAGAACATATTCAAAAGGCAATTGAAGCGATAGAAGAAAAATACCTGCTTCAGGCCGACATAACCCCGGCGATTTTCAACAAACTTGTAAAAGTAAAACGCATTGAGCTAAGCGAATTACAGGCAAAGCAGGCAGCATTAAAAACGGATACAGTAGAGCATTACAATCGTCTTTATTTCCTATTTAGTAAGCTTTCCGATCTGAAATCTCAATGGCTATCTTTAGACCTCACAGCCAAACAATTCTTTATTAAACAGGTGTTCGGGCTAAATCTCACTTACAGAGACGGGGTATATCGAACACCTTTTATCCATCCCCTGTTTGCGCTAAAAGGCTTATCTGATAGGGGTTTGCCGTTAGTGATAGAAACAAAAACAGCTACCGAAGTAGCTGTTAATTTAGAATGTGCCCCAGGCGGGAACTTACTCGAACACCTGCTATCATTGGCCAATGTTTTTGCAGCATAAACCCCCACCCAGCCCCCAGTTTCCTCCGAGGAAACTAAAAAGTACTCAAAAAGGGTACTTTTGCTACGAAGAGATACGTAGTCTATTAACAACTGTTTACGAAACATTACGTAATACACTAACGCCAGTTTACGAAAAGATACGTAGCAGGCTTTTTAAATAATTACTCACCGCTCCCAACTTCCGCCCTTCCATTTTTCGGCTGCTTTAAATAAAGGTCTATCAGCACCCGGCAATCGGTGCTGCTATTCATATCAAGTATGCTTTCATCAATATGATTGTAACTGATTTCTACGGATTGCGTTTGTAGTTCCTGCAATTCCTTAAATGCTTCGGTAAATTCCATTGTGCCGGGTTTATACATTTTTAGCAATACCTGACCGTTTTGGGTTTCACCGTTCTGTTTATAAATGCCTTCAATAATTTCATTGGCCGGGGCAACCTTACGTTTTAGTTCATGCAGCAATTCATTAAGGCAAAGCTTCACCCTGATCTTTGCCGGTTGCCGTATAATATCGTTAAGTGTTTCAACCAACTGGTTGCAATCTGATACCGTGATCGTTGTTGTGTGCATAGGTATTTTTAATTGCTTGCTATTATTACCCAAATTGTCCCTGATAGAACTGCATAAATAGTTATATACTTATATTGAGTAGCTAATGAATAAGATGTTGCGCCGTCTATCGTATCGGAACCAGTGCGGGCAATGGTTATGGTGTTTGCCGTTGCGTCAATTCTTTTGAGAGTGTACATAATGCCAGCATTGGCCGATGATATTGCGGGCAATGTTATTGTTATGTTGGCGCTGGGCGCACTTGCAAGTATAACGCGCTGATTAATATTCAGCGTAGTATTTGAACTGATAAAGGCTGCAGGCCAGCTTGCATTTGTTCCAAATACAATGCCGCCCGCATCTTTAATTGTAAACCAGTCTGTATTGTCTGCAGCATTACGGAAAATAAAAGCAGTCGCGGCTGCCGGTTGAAATATTACCCCGGTGCTGCTTCCCCGCCTCACAAAGTTATTTCCACCAAGTTTTATCTGAAATGTGTTGCCAACATCTAACCCGGCCGGGAAACTTGCCTGACTTGAGAATGATTTAACACCAATAAAAGTCTGTGCTCCTATATTTACTAATCCTCTTGCTGTCGCTGAAGCATCCGGTAAATTAAAGGTATGTACACTTCCGCCGCTAACTATACCAAAATCAGTTCCCGTTACTCCTGTAGCAAATGTTTGTGTTAATGCGGTCAGCGTGTTAAGGGTTGTTATGCCAGTTCCACCACCACCACCTGAAGGTGATACCCACGCCGCGCCGTTGTAATATACAATAGCGTGATCGGTTAAAGAATAAATAGTAAGCCCTTCCGACGGTGTTGCAATTGCATCCCTTTGCGCATTTGTCATTCGCGGGAATAGTATTCCCTTTGTTACGCTTTCCAATGTTAAAAGCGCGGTTGCATCTATTGAAGCCGTACCGATTGCCACATAATCCTGTGGCAAATAACTATTCCCTGCTATTATTGTTCCCGCTGAATTTGAGATCATATTACCTATTACAGAAGTATTGCCACCGTCCGCGTCTTTATAAGCATGGGCAATATCGGCCATCCATTTTATACGGTTATTATGAACGGTAGAATTCTGAATACCATAAGCCGCCCCGCCGCCCCATTTCTTTAAAAACCATATCTGTATATTCTGTGAATCTTCCCATGCTATATTGTCAGCAATAACAACATCTGAACACGCATTTGCTGATATTGCTGCCGGGTTATAATTGGAGCGGGTATCAGTAGCGCCATCGCTCTTCTTCCCGTTTTTAAAGATTTGGTTACCTGAAACAATCGCTTTGGTAAAAGATATTGCAATCCCGCCATTACCATTTTGATAAACAATATTACCTCTGATGATAATACCTGTGTAAGTTGCTGCGTCGTCTGTCGCAACATCAATACCATAAGCGCTATTATTGTGAATAATATTATTTTCAACTATTGCATTTTTACTATTAAAAACATATATCCCCGCAAACCAATTGGGCGAAGTCGCATTTGTTTTAGCATAGCTTAATTCGTTGTGTCGTACACAAACGCCATTACCACCATAAAGCCTAATATTATCACTGTTGTTATTTGTAACAAGACAGTGTTCTATTGTGCCGGTTGTAAGTGAATTTGAATAGCCAATGCCGCCGTTGCCGTTTGTATCAAATTTGCAGTAAGATGTGCTTGCCCTCGTTGAATTATTAAATTCAATGCCAAACCCCTGGCAGGCATAAGCATAAACATTATACACTTTATTATTGTCACCCAAATAATAATATATGCCCTGTATTGACTGGTGCGAAGTTAAATCGGCGTGTCCCGTAGGGTTAGAATAAGGGTCAGGATTGTAAATATTTTGATTTGACTGATTGCCACTAATTTCTAAATCATGAATACTTGTATTTACAACGGTTGCTGAATGTCCGTTAAAAATAGGATACCAATTAGTGTCTGCAAGAGTGCCGGTTAAATTATTGAATGTTGTAATGATGGTATTGCCAATGCCATCCCCAAAAATTTCAATATCATTTCGTAATTCAATCCCGCGTTTGTTTGTCTGCGAAGATGCTTTTAAAACGGAAGTCGTTACTTTATACGTCCCGGCCGGTAGATATATTTTATTCTTTGTTCCATCGTTAGCAATCGCGGCATTAATCGCCGCCGTTGCATCTGTCGCCCCTGTATTATCCGCCCCGTAATCAGTAACGGCATTTACAATATCACCACCACCGCCTGTTAAATATCTTGCATCATAAGTTGCATAACCGCTTGCCCATTTTACAGCCGGGTTTGGATAAGTACCGGACAAATCACCGCCTGCGGAGCCTGAAGGAGTGCCGCCACCCGCCGCCGCATTTATTGTCCACTCCGGGTTAACAGACAGCAATTGTGTTTTTGGCTCCGCAATAGTTATATTAGTTCCTGCATTAATAGTAATACTCTTACTTAACGCAATAGGGTCTGTCTCGCCTGCGGGCGGCGGTGTCCCGCCCTGCAAAGTGATATAATCAAACCAGGCCCCTGATCCTGTGCCGGAAAAAGTTATCCTTATTTCATCAAAATCAGCGGATAACCAGGGCCATACCGATAATGGAATAACAATATTTTGCCATGTATTTATATTTGTTCTTGTGAATCCGACAGAATTATTTAGCGCATAACCTTTTGTGGCAACATTTATTCCCGCTTTTCTGAAATTAATAGTGATATTGGAATTAGTCACCATTGCGGCTTTTAATTTCACGCGTAAATTAATAATGCTGTAATTGCTTACCGGTTTTGTGCTGCCTGTTAATAATGATCTGAAATATTGCCCGTTTGTCCAGGCTCCTGCATCAATAGATTTTGTCCCGCGATAAACATTAACCGTATTATCAAAATTTACTGTTATGCCGCTTGCTGTATGGCTCCATGCTTCGGTATTTTCATCATAAACAATTTCGATATTACCGGGCGGCGGAACCGTCGCCCCCGTCTTGACATTGATAACGGATAATACCAATTGTGTGTCGGCATCAATCAAATCAAAAGGAATTTCAGGATTTGCCGACGGTGTGCCTTCAACAACAAAATAATTGTCTGTATTATTAACACCAATAATATCATAACGGTCAAAAGTCGCGTTGCCGGGCGAAAGTGTTACCTGTCCCGCTGCACTACTGCCATAAATGCCATTTATCAGGTAGGTTGCCGCTGTTATATCATAAATTAAGCCTGTACCGCTATAACTAACGCCACCACCCGAGAGTAGTCTTGTGTCAGTCCCTGCAATCACACTACCAATATTTTTTAGTACTAAATCATTGTCGCCCGTTCCATCTTTAAACCAGTATTCGTTTATAACCCCGCCCTCTTCAATAAAAGCCGAAACATGTCCCGTTCTGTAGTCAGGTTTATCTAAATAAGTCAGCACTTCAGCCGTTGAATTATAAGGCCGGTATTTAAATAATGCTTCATCATAAAAATAGGATCTTGCATCAGTCGGATTTGCCTGCGCAATACCGAGTGCCTTATTTGTAACGGTATGAAGTGAAGGATTATAAGACATTTCTATATTATTTCGATTGTTAATGCTCCCGTTCCCTGCCCATCAAGTGAATACTCAAAATTCGCGTTATAGGTCGTTGGGGTGCTGATACTGGTAATAATAAAACTACCGGTATATTTTTCACTGTTGCCGCCGTCATCAGTGCCTAAAAATGTAAACTGAAGCGGCTGCAATGTGATCTGCTTTTGACGCAAAACGGCAAGTGAATAATTTATATCAAAACTTACCAGCCCCGCCGCTGATAAGGTAAAGGAAAGTTTCAGCCCTTTAAATGTTTTCCATATACCGGTTCCCAATGTTGAAGTTTCGCCAATGTCTGCCGTAGTTGTTAGCGATGCACTACGGGCGCAGGCTACCGGCTTATCCGTTCCCGCGTCCGGTATGGTAAACATCACATCTTTGCCGCGTACTGTCATTGTTATGTTTCTTTATAAATATAATTAAAGGAATAAGCTGCACTTATGTCTGCTTCGCCTGTCTGGTATATCTCCCAAAGTGTCACCTGGAATATCTGCTCCATAAAGTTAATTTCAGTAACGCCCATAATAAAATTTAAATTAGGCAGCGTATCTATCTGAATAACATTCAATAGTGATATTAAATCTGTAAATTTTATTGAGCCTTCAATAATCGTTCGGGCTGTTGCCTGCATTTGTTGGCGTTCCAAAGTTGTTATGTCACCCAGGCGCCGCGTTTCAGTTAGTGCGCCGCGATGCCATGCTGAAGTTCTGGTAAAATATTTGTCGCCCACATCAGCGTCAAAAGCGGTTATTGCTGAAGTAAACAATGTACCCGGTATATTATTTTTACTTGTATCATCTATTAATATTTCCTGCTCCAGTTTACTTTTTACCTTTTCATTATATTCTGTTTTGTGCCGGTGTCCGGTAGTATCATCACGTTCATTTACGCGGGAAATGATCTCTAACTTTACCTGGTTCCAAACGGTTAATTGCCAGTTTGACGAGCCGCTGCTTGTTCCATGTGTTCCCCTGACCTCAATAGCTAAAACGCCATCTTTCGGGATAACAGGTAATTCAGCTTCCGCGCCTAAAATCGCATCAAAAGAAAATTGAAAATATTCTGTCTTTGGAGTGCTTGCCGGTATTTCAAGATAATATCCAAAACCAAGATCCCAGTTAGCAACCGGAAAAGCCCCGTTAAATCTTGGTTGTTCTCCCGGGTTTTGAACGATGGTATAAAGTGTGCCATCTGTGCAAATCAAATTAATTCTTACCCAGAATTGTAAAGTCAATGCGTCGTCAATATCCATTTTAAACTGTAGGGAAAAATTAATTTTTGAACCCTTTGATACTTCCACGTCATTCAATCTAACGCCGCGCTGCGTGTCCGGCGGAACGCCGGGTGTTACAACATATCTGTCAACTTCTTTTTCCGGTGTCTGACTGGTATCTGTAATAACGCGGATAGTTGAAGTATCCCCATGTGTATGTTTCCAAAATGGCGGAATCTCATAATCATCATTTCTAAAAACGCCGCTTGGAAAGGTGTTAAGAATATCTCCCGACGTTTTTAAATCAGTCCCAAATAATAAAACAACATCATTGTATTTAAAATTGTTTTCCACACTTTTAAAAGGGCGCAATATGGAGCGCGTTGCATCTGCATTAATAAAAAAGTTATTGCCATCAATAGCAATAGGAAAATTGGGCGCTAATGTTACAGCCGCCGGGGTGCTGAAATCTGCATTGTAAGCCGTTCCAGGTATTGCATTATTAAATAATTTCAGTTCAGGCCAGCGTATAATCCGCCATTTGCCGCCCGATTGCATAAGTGTGGAATTCAGCGGCATCAATATACTTTCAATTATCTCATAAAGATTTTGCCATTTGCCGCCGTCATCCTGGAATATATTGGAATGAAGCCGCGATTGTGCAAATGTGTTAGCGGTTGCACTGTCTGTCCTATCCTGTTCGGTATTCTCGTAAATATTGGAATAGATTTCAAAGGGCAATAAAAGCCCGGTATTAATCAATGCTGTTTGGATATAGGTAAATAAAGAAAGCTTTGCAAGCGGGCTGTCGAATTTATATATCTCATAGTGCATACCTGGAAAAGTGCCATTTGCCGGAAATGATTCTTTAATAATCAATGTTAAAATAACCGTTGAACTATTAAAATCAGCATCAATAATTGTATATCTGTTACCATCATAAATCAGTAATTGGTAATCACTAACCGGCATATCAATAGTCCCTGAAGGCTGTGGTATTGCGATAGTATTTAAACCGGTGATTGTAACATCTGCTGTTGATAGTCTTACCAATGTCTTAAAATCAGCGGTTTTATAGCCCTCATCAAATGGAATATCTTTTAACAGTGCAAGATTATCAGTTGCTTTTAATGTTACAAGGTAGGGCGGATCTATAAAGGTTTCGCGGCAATCATCCTGCACAATAAAGCCTGTCCAAAGTAACTGCCCTGATAAGTAGTGATAATAATTTACCTGCCAGGCTTCAGAATCCTCGTTGTAAAATGTACTTAGCGGTGTCGAGCCATCATTATAAAAGTTTATTGTTGCTTCACTTGCGCGGATGGGGTTTATTATGTCGTCATCACCGCTTTGATAGTTTAAAATAAACGGATCCGGCCCGCCATCGAGAACAGGCGAAGTGCCGGTATAATCTTTTAAAAGAAGATGAACGGTGTAGCGTATATCTGCCCGCGAATAAAAGGTTATAATATATCTTACACCGTAGGCCATTTTTTAATAACTCCGTCCCCGTCTTTGATTTGTTCGTGATTGAATTAAATAAAGATCATCGCCGCGCACCCTGGTTTCCAGTACAACCACCTGTGGCCCGGTCTGCATAAATTCATTAAGGCGATCGAGAGGTATAATCGCCTCCGGCCCTTTTTCACCGATAAGTGCATGTATCGGCCCTGTAACAACGCCGCCCGTAGCCATTGGCGTTGCAGCTACACTATTTTTTATTACTTGTGCAAGTGCAATAAGTGCAACACCCGCCGCCGCTGCTACAACCGGGTTCAATGTCTTTATTGCTGTTTGTATTGCTTCCAGCCCGATTGCCAACCCTATCAACGTTTTGCCTAACGATTCCATAATACCAGCGACGGCATCAAATACCCCTGCAAATGGGTTGCTCTTACCACTTATTAAATTGCCAATAGCTTCACCAAATGCAGCCAAAGTATTTTCTACACCAGCTTCAATAGTTTTGCCAAAACCTTCATTAAATGCATCAGCAAGCTTTACGGCTGCCGTTCTTACATTTGAAGTTTCTGAAACAATTAATGATCCTACTTTTGGCATTTCTTTGCCTAACGCCGCAATTTTATCGAGTATGGGCGGCAAATGTGTTATTTCTTCATTGACGGATTTAAAAGCAGTTCTTAATTCTTCTACAGCCTTTGCGGTTTCTTTTATTTTTTCAGGTGCATCCGGTTTTATAATATCCGGCGTTTTTATCTTGCCGGTCAATTGTTCGACTTTTATCAATAACCCGGTTTGCTCAAACATTAATTGCGCCTTTTCATGGAAAATCCCTTTTATAGTTTCTTCTGATTTCCCTGTCAATTCAGAAAGGCGTTTAATTTTGTCCGAAGATAAAAGAGTGCTTTTTAATAATACCTCGATTTCACTCCAATTCGCCGCTTGCAAGAAAGTAATATTATTGGTATCAATAAGCCGGCTGTTTAAAATATCCATTCTCGTTGAAATCTTTACAAGCTTTGCATTAACGTCGTCAAGTGAAGCAAGCGCCGCTTTTGATTGCACCGACATATTTAGAGCATTAATATAGCCTATGTATGCCCTGGCAGTAGTATCAACAAGTCCTTTTTCTGTTTTTAACTGATTAAAATATTCCGGTGAAATCCTTATTAATTCTTCAACGGCTTTTTTCTTTTCATCGCGTGTTGCTGTATCGCGCTGTAAAACAGAAATAAGTGTTTCGACTTTTGTTAATTCCTGCGTTGTCTGCTGTTCGGCTTTTTTCAATGCTTCGGCATAGACATCAGTTGCCTTTGCTGCCTCTTCCGTTTTCTTTGAAGAGCTAAAAAGCTTATCACCAAAAACAACAAGCAAAGACGAAACAACGGAAACGGCAACCCCGATACCACCCGCTCCCGATAATCCCGCCACCATCTGCTTTAGTGCGCCGCCCGCGCTGCCGCTTTCTTTTTGAAGGCGTTGAAAGCTTTCCAGCATCGGGTTAATATTGTTTGCTATTGCGCCGAAGTTTCCGCTTAACGCAACATAAGGTGAATCCTGTACTATTCTGCTAAAATCGGTAAGTGCCTGCCCTGCTCTATCAGTGCCCTTTTTTACATCATCCCCTACTTTAGATACAGCGGGCGTAGCTTTTACTTTTGTTAGCTGTGCCTCTAATTTTTTTAGCTGTTCTTCCAGCCGCTTTATCTGATCTTCATATTGTTTTATCGGGCCTGTTTCAGGTACGGGAGCGGGTAATTTTAAAGCAGAAAGCGCCTTTATCTGTTCTTTTAAAAGGTTTATTTCATTAACTAATGGCACAAGGTCGGCGGTGCCTTCTTTTCCCATTGAAGAAAAGCCCTGTGTTAATCTTTCAATTGCCGCCACCGCCTGCGATATGTCGGCACCGATTTTTATATCCATCGCGGCAACATCAGCCATTTGTTATGATTTTATGCTTTTGTAAAATATCTTCATATTCCTTTGATTGTTGAACTTGCTCACGCGGTCGCAATTGCTTTTTTATCGCTTCCCATGTTTCCGCGTCTATTTCGGGGCGCTCAATTTTCACAGCTTCTTTATCACCGGGCAAAGACCAGAATTCATTGCAAAACTTCTGATAAGAAATATTTTTTACGAATGGCAAAACAGAAATAAATGATTGCATGCGGCGCTCATTGGATGCGGCATATTTGCGGCGGTTATATCCCTTTATCAGCGCCATAAATTCACGCGGCAATAACTGATAATATTCATGCGGCAAAAGCCCGATTTCACCAAAGATTATAGCGTGCGATTCTTCCAATGTCATGGCGTCGCTATCATCTTTTTTTTTGCATCTTCGGAAGGCTCCCCATTGGCGCGGTTAATTGTATGTTGATATACATTTGAATTTATAAACGTATCTTTTATTTTTTCAAGAATACTGCCTTCAAATGCACCGCCGCTATTTTCATCTACCCATTCTAAAACATCCTCAAAAGTAAATTCCGGTTCAACCTGTTTCGCATAAGCATTGCCCAAAATGCCGCCATAAACAAGTGCTGTTATATAACGAACACCAGATACAGGAACGCCCTTTATCTCACCCATGCGCTCGATGGCATACATATTGAACTTAAGCCCCGTCTTGCGCCCGCTGATTTCAATTTCAATATATCCGTTTTGCGTCATGGTGTTACCGTTTGCGTAATGTCGCCGGTTACGGTTATGGTTCCAGAAAACTGCCCCGCCTGCCCTTCATCATAGTTTTCACCATACCCGGAAAAATAACCTGTCCCGATTTTTACAAAATCGCCGCTGGTAGGTGTAGCGGGGCCTATCTTCCACCCAAAATTTGTCCTGTCCTGCCACAGATCAAATATATCAGGCGTGGAAACTTTACCGCTGCCTGGTACAAGCTCTGTAAATCCGCTTAATGTGATCGTGCTGGAAAGAGTGCCGGGGCTGCTGTCCGGCCCACAAAATGATGACGTATCATTTGTTTCTGTTGTGCCTGAAAAGCTGTGAGCGGTCAAACAAACAACGGTATCGTAAGCCGTTCCGCCTGCCGGATCGATTAATAAAAAATAGGTGTTAGCTGTGATCTTTGCCATATTGGTAAAGTTTAAGTGTGAACAATTTTAAATCTGAATGTTATAAACCGGTTGATAAAGACAAAATTTTGTGTTGCAATGGCTTCGGTAACATTATCATTTACCATTTTAATACCTATATTCTGAAATTCCGGCGCAAGATTTAGAACGGTCTGCTGATCTGGATATAAAGCCGCATAAATTGCCGCCGCTATTGTATTAATGTGGTTACCTGGATTCGCTTGTGATTGTTTTGTAAATATGCTGATCTGTACCGCCGTTTCTGTATCGCTGCTGTGCATAGTGGAAACATCGGTATTGGCTATTGTATTAATGGTTATATATTCCGGTGTGTTTATTGTCGCCGGAAGATAATAAGCATAAACCGGAACGGGTGAAACCGCTGTTATTAACAGGTCATAAATCTTTTGCCTTAATATCGTGTTTACATCTTTCATGTTGTCAGGGATTTTATAACGGCTTCAACATTATCTAAAATAATCGGCCTTTGTTTTTCGTAGGCCGGGAATAAAAAAGAGTGCCGTTTTATCCCATGTCTTAAAATGCGAATTGCGATAAC